GCCTCCACATGGCATCAGATGCCAACGGCTATTTCAAGCCGCCCTAACGAGGTCCTTAAAGGACTACCCGCCCATATTTCAAGATAGACGATATGGGACGTCCCGCGAACTGCAAGTGCTTCGGATCCGGATTTCTCAATCCGTCCTCCCCTTCCGGGGACCAGAAGTACTTGAGGAGAGCACCCTCACCGTCCAGGCGATCTTCACGTTTCTTGTTGACAACGCGAATTGCATGGACGTAAGGACGGTGGAGCCATGGATCCATCCCCTCTGGGGATGGGTGATAGCTCCAACGAACTAGGGCATCTGTCGTTTTGAATCCTTCAGGAAAGGGTATTATTCCTTCGATGAAAGAGTCAAGACTGGTCACGAATTCAGTGGGTCCATACTGTTCCCAGTATAGATTCCTGAATGCAACAATCGAGACCACTCCGTCAGAATCACGGCGAGAGGAAGGAATTCTGCGTCTGGTTTTAACCGGATTAACCGGAAAACCTGCGTAGAAGTCACCTCCACAAGACTCTCTGAACTCTCCAGTCCAGAAAGACTTGTCCATGTTCACTTTAAGGCCAAAAGCCTCAAGAAGTGACACGGTCTCGTCAACGGCTTGCACGGGGACAATTATGTCATCTCCGTACACCCGAAGGTTACCATTTCGGATGGTAGCCTTCACACTCATTCCGGAACGCTTTACTCCCATGTACGCAATGATCGAAAAGATCAGAGTTTCCAGTGGGAACGTAAGCGCAGACCCCATAGAGGCGAACTTCCGTAGGGCAATTGAATTGCCATCCGGAAGTACGGCCCGTTGAGTCCTACAGGCGAGAATCACACTTAGTAGATAAGGGTGGTCTCGAAAGAGGGTCTTAACGAGCGCGAGAGAAACGCGATCACTGGCCTCAGAGAGGTCAATGGTCGCGACCGATCCATCGATACTGCCCTTGCGGGCAAGATCCTGGTTCGGTTCCTGGTATTCAAAGCTCACGACTGGATGCGAGTACATCCAATCGGTGAACATGGACATGAGTCCCTGTTGAACGAACTGGTTATAAACCGGTTCGGCAGCTATGATACGAGGACCTTTCGCCGTCTTAGGCACCGCAATCACCCGTGAAGGGTGCTCGCATGCCGGGGGGAGCAGGAACACGTCTACTTCAGGATCTCTCGATCCTGTTCGTAGATATTCGTGAGCAGGGAAGAAGCTCGAAAGCCTCTCTGACCACTCGCGATTGTTCCATTTCTGATTGGCCGAAATCGGGTCAGAAACTGCTCCAGGACCATGCTTTGCCTGTGTAAGGAAGCTGTCTTCGAAAAGACTCGCCTCCATACGAGCAAAGTAAGTCCCGTACATCTCACGTGCCATCTTTCTGAACTCCTCACGGAGTTCGAAAGGAATAGCGTTCGAGATGTTTTGATCAGTCTCCACATATGCAGCCAGTGCAGCCTCTACCTTGTCATCGGTAGGAAGCTCCTTTAGCTTCGAGTGCAGATAGAATATCTGTCTCAGTGCACGTACTGCGTGGGGATTGACCACCGGAAGAAGTGATCCTTCTGCGTCGAAGACCTGGGCAAACAGTCCATTAAGGAATGCTGGCCGCTGGTCGCCTGGCCCTCTCTTTTTGAATAAAGAGAAAGTGTTAGCGTCCATCCTACCTTTGTCAATAGCCTTATCAAAGGCCTTTCCAGAGGCAGGCAGGTCGAGGGTGAGGAACTCCTCACCTCTCTCTTCGACGCGAGATCTTATTGTTGCAAGATCTCGAGTGAAGGGGACACCGCATAGTCGTAGCTGATCTTCGGCTACGGCTAGGTGGAGATCGAGTTGGCTTTTCAACATTGCTCCTTTCTGGGGCAGGGTATCCAACTGATCATGACGCCGGACCCGTATAGGGTCAGTTCGTCCCAACTCGCCTAGAATAGGCGAGGATAGACACTGTGATGCCGACTGAGAGTGCTGCAAACCCCGTAATACCTACGAGGACCAGCCACACGAGGTCGCCCATCAGTTCTCTCCAGCGATCAACTTGATAAGGTTGGCGTTGGAAGAGGCAGTGAGCCAAGTTACGAGGGCCAGAACCTGGTCCTTCTGCTCGGCTGCGGAAAAACCGCTCTGCGGGACGTCGAGAACTACGTAGACGGACGAGCCGACAAGCACGTTAGTGCTTGCGACAAGTGCGTCAGCAGTGACCTTCGAGTAGTCGAGACGCGCCTCGCGGCGAATCCGACGACCGTAGGTCGAACCAACCTTGAGGTTGGTCTTTGCGTCGTAGTTCGTGAACTTACCGGTTTCCGACCCAGAGTTGACTCGCACAAGCGAGACAGCTCCAGGTGTGGTACCGATAGTAACTGACTGAGGGTCCGTAAATGCCATGATCTTCTCCTCTGAAGTTGTTCTTCAGTTGTTGTGGAATTGTCTAACGAGCCCGGGCTAAGCCCAGACTCGCGAGGATTCCCCACTGTCCGATCTGAAGATCGGGTGTGGAGACGGAAAAACCGAATGGGGAGGCTGCGAGACGAACTTTCATATCATTCGTTTGCACGAATTTGATATCTCCCGACCACGACATGTGCCCTTCTGGTTTAGAAGAGTCATCAGTTGTGAGCGGTGGCCTATAACTGTCAAACGAAACAGTTTCTCGATATCTCAATGTCGAGTAGGCGTAGTTCAGTCTTGCATTGTCAGCCCCTAACGTTGAAACGTTAGAGACAATGGTCCCAATGTTTGAGAACCAATCGATCAGCCATGTCCATGGTGTCAGTTCCCACAGTACTTCAGGCGTTAGCTTTAAGCCAAGAAGGTCCAGTCCTCTATCTACGTACCCATTTGTAATGGGGGTAGGAGAGAGACCGGTCCAAAACTTGGCTGTCAGTCTAATATCTGCTGAACCGTGGATCGCAATGTCAGTAGTAAGTGGAACACGGCGAACATCACCGGTTTCACTCCGCGAGTTGAACAGAAGACTAGTCTTCTTAGAGGGAAAACCTGAGTATCTACCAGAGAGACTCGGAGTTGTTCCCCATTCAACCGTCCTGCGGGTCTGATGACCTACAGAATACAACATTGCGTCGCGACGCCGCCTACTAGAGTCAGATGGGAAGAGCGCACGGTCTACTGAAAGTAGAACCTTAAGCCCGTCCCCAATGTCTCTGATAATAGGCGCCCATCCGAACTGTACGTTCAGTGATTGTTGACCAAGATATTTGGTGGCCTGTCGCAGATCACGGAATCGAGTTTTCAAAGCTTGAATCTCGATATAGTGCCTGCGTAGGTTGCCTAGGATCTTGGGAACATCACCTCGAAGAAGCTCAGCGGCCGTAGCCAAAAAGCTTGCATGATTTTCATAAGGGTTCGCCGCGTTTATCAAGCGCGTTGATTCCCCACGTTGATCAAGTCCATTCGGCATCAAAGTCGAAGGATTCGAGACGTAACTTGTCGGAGTGAGAAGCGTTGCTCCTCTATCAGTAAAGAAGCTACCATAATCGGGGATTTCATATCCGACAGCGTCATAAATGACGCCGCCGTTGTGAAATAACCGCGGAGAGGTAGAAGGAACAGGGTTAACCCATTCCCTCAGCTCACCGCCGCGGTACGATCTGTACGAAACAGATCCCACGCCGTGGTAGGTCTTCGAGTGATAGACGCCGAAATCATGGCCGAAGTCCTTTGTAAGGAAATGGCTATTGGATCCGGCAGCCCCAAGTTCAAGTTGACCGAGTGATCGTTCAACTAGTTTCTTGCGGGCCATGAGCCTCTCGGCGAGGTTTCCCTCGCTACCAGGCTCAGGGAGCATTTTTGCGACATCGACACCACTACCCGTCCTATAACTGTAGACACAGTCATAGTCGGTTGTAGCATCAATCGACCAAGATTCCGGATTCGTCAGATTCCTCCCAGAGGAAACTGCGGACCCGGACGTTTTCTCGGTCGTTTGATATGGCATGGCACCTCCTAAAGGTGTTCCCGGGGTCCCCCTG